TAACATAGTTATCATTAGTTATATTATGAGCAAATAAATTTCTTATTTTATCATAGTTATAATAATTAAAAACTACGTCTAATATCAGAGAAAAATTATAAAGATTATTTAAAGTTTTCCTATTTAAAAGGAAGAACTTCTTTTTTCTTTTAATAAGGTAAATTTTAAAGTATAGACTATTAATCACCTTTACTAAAGAATGATTAACTTCTAGGTAATTTCTTTTGATCTTAAAATAATCATATAATACTGTAAAAACAATATTAGGATTATTGAAATTTCTTAAGATACCACCTAGAGGAAGTCCAGTGATCTCACGGTTTGACTGAAATTGGATTCATCTTTTTGCAAATTCGTATGTATCTTTTGATACATGTGTTTTTTGAAGAGATAATCCAACTCCCAATCTAGAAATGACATTAATATATGTTTTGGCAACAGCATCGTTTTTAATAACAATGTCATCACCAAGAATAATATATTGATCAAAACTAGAAAGACCATTAAGTTGTGCACAATAGTACACAACTAAATGATGAGTCAAGGTAAAAACACATCAAGAAGAATAAGTACCCATAGGTTGTCCTGTTGAATATTTAACAGAACCTCCTTCAGGAGTACTAAAACTTCTCTTACTAAGGATAGATTGTCAACTTTGAGCAAGTTTTATATCATAAATACGAGCTAAAAGTCTTTTCTGTAATTCTACAGGAAATCTATCAGTAGCAGAACTTAAATCTAAAGATCAAAATTGTTCCTTATTCTGAAGTCATTTATGATGAGGATCTTGAGTAAAAGTTCTATCACATGGAAGATGAGTCAATAATGACATAATCTTATCATGTATAGGTTTTAAAAACAATTGTGAAAAGTAATCACTAATTGCTATTAAACGCAACTTTGCCTCAGGATCCTTAATAAATGATATCTTACCCAAAGTTCTAACTTTTGAGGGTTTGATATTATTATTAAATGCTTCAGTATAATTTTTACAAAAGAAATCAGAACCATTTTCATCAGTAATTTTCAAAATATTATCCATCATTGGATAATCGAAATTTACTAGATCCTCCATTGCTGAGACAGTTGCAGGTCCATTAGGACCTGCTTTACAAGAAAGATATACATCTTTCGTCTTATCAAATGTAGGATGGTTGCTTTTTAATTTGTATTCCTTGACAAACTTGTTAATAACACCTGATGGTATTATTAGCTTCATCTGAGAAGGTGAAGTAATACTATCATAATCAGGTTTAACCTTACTTCAATCTTTTGAACTTAAATCTCAACTTCTAGTGAAGTTAAGAAGAGTTAAAAGATATTTTAGTGAGGATGTAGAATTTCTACAAACAAGAGGTTTAAGGAAGTGGAAAATTTTTGGTCAACCTTCTTTATCTATACCTATTGACATATCATTAGTAAAAAGGGGTTGTCCACAAATGTACCTAGTACAATGTAGACGAACTCTTTTAAGATATTTAATAGTATATAGAGTACCATGATTCTTCAGTAATTTAAAAATGACTGAGAAAAATGGACGAAGGTATTTAGATGTATCTATATTCGGAAATATTGTTATCATCAATCTTCATAAGATTTTGATATAGTATTTCTTCATATGGATATTAAGGAAAACTACTTAAGGTGTAGAAACCTTGGGAGTGAAGCCCAGCATTAACAGATTCTGTTAAACCTGGCAGTCCAAAACTGAAGAGATAGGGACTCTAACCCATTCTTTACTGGTAATAATATCACAAAAGATATTATTAGGTCTTCAGACCAATTTTTCCT